TCGTAGCCTCTTTTTGATTGTGTTTAACTAGGAGATTCAAAAATGGCAAATCAAGATGCCGCTTTTGGTATGCGTCCAGTACGGATGATAGGGGGAGCGCCCTATACCGGAGGACAAAGCCGATATCGAATCGCCGCAAACTATGGCACTGCTATCTTCCAAGGAGATATGGTTGCTCAGGTTACTGGTGGTACGGTAGAGGTTCACGCAGACGGAGGCACTGTGCCTATCGTTGGCGTATTTAACGGCTGTCAATACACTGACCCCACGACAAGTGAGCAAGTGTTCAGCAACTTTTACCCTGCAAGCACCAACGCTTCAGACATCATTGCTTTTATCATTGATGATCCGAATGTTGTGTACGAAATCCAAGCTGATGACACGTTCCCAGTTGCTGACTTGTTCGGTAACTTCGACATCGTGTACACCAGTTCTGGCAGCACAGTGACAGGCATTTCAGGCGCAGAGCTTGATGTCACCACTGGCGCAACAACTGCAGGATTGCCTATCAAGGCCATCGATATCTCTGGTGATCCAGAGAATTCAGATGTTGCTACGGCGAATACCAACGTACTCGTTGTTATTCAGAACTCAATATTCGGCCAAAAAGGCGCGGGCTTAGCATAGGAGGCTAACTAATGGCTATTTCAAGAGCACAATTAGCCAAAGAGCTAGAGCCTGGTCTCAACGCTTTATTTGGCATGGAATACGCTCGTTATGAAAACGAGCATGCTGAGATCTTTGAAACCGAATCTTCAGACCGAGCGTTTGAAGAAGAAGTTCTGATCGTAGGCTTTGGAAATGCACGCGATAAATCTGAAGGACAAAGCGTTGGTTACGACCAAGCTTCTGAAGGGTTTACTGCGCGCTATACGCACGAGACCGTCGCGCTCGCTTTTGCCCTCACCGAGGAAGCGGTTGAAGATAATTTGTATGACCGCCTTGGTGCGCGTTATACGAAGGCGCTGGCTCGTAGCATGGCACACACTAAGCAAGTAAAAGCTGCAAACGTATTGAACAATGCGTTTAGCTCTAGCTTCTTGGGCGGTGACGGCAAGTCTCTTGTCGCTACTGATCACCCTCTTGCTGGTGGCGGCACTTTCTCAAACCGTCCTTCTGCGTTTTCAGATCTCAACGAAACTTCGTTAGAGAACGCATTGATCAGCATCTCAACTTTTGTTGATGATCGAAACATGATCTTGGCTCTGCAAGGAACCAAGCTGATTGTTCCGCCTCAACTTCAGTTCGTAGCGGATCGCTTGCTGGAAACTCCCGGACGAGTAGAAACGGCTGACAACGACATCAACGCAATCAGGAACATGGGTCTGCTGCCTCAAGGCTATGCAGTCAACCATTTCTTGACTGACACTGATGCGTTCTTTGTCTTGACTGATGTGCCAGACGGCTTCAAGCACTTTGAGCGAAGCCCGATTGCCACTTCTATGGAAGGTGATTTCAACACTGGTAACGTGCGTTACAAGGCCAGAGAGCGTTATAGCTTCGGCTTCAGTAATCCACGCGCTGTGTTCGCATCACAAGGCGCTTAATGTTTCACATGGAACATTGAAAGAAAGGGGCACTTGTTGCCCCTTTTCTTTTTCTGCTGTATAAAACTCATATCCCTGACAGGTGCATCCCGCGCCTGACATAGCCAAGACAGGAGATCAACATGGCTAATACAACTTTCAACGGCCCCGTCCGATCAGAGAATGGATTTAAGTCCATCAGCAAAGATGGAACTAGCGGTGCGGTTACAGAAATCACCACTTATGGTGGCGCTCCCGTAAGCCTTTCAGACGGCAACGTCACTCTTACTAATGCCACCCACAGTGGTCGAGTTTTGTTGGTGCCAGATGGCGGACAAGACAACACTTACACATTGCCAGCGCCAGTTGCTGGATCAATGTTCAGATTCGTTTATGCAGGTGGAGCGGCTGACGCCACTGACGCAATCATCGTGACTCCGGGCAACACCAACTTTTACATCGGTGGAGTTACTTTCCTAGATACAGACGGTAATGAAGTTAGCTCAGTGTTCTCTGATGGCAACTCAAACAGCAGCATTCAATTCAATGTTCCTGCTGGCTTTGATGTAACCATCATGGGTATAGACACAACTAACTATCAAATCTTTGGAAATGTTACGAGTACCACTGCTCCTGCGTTTGCTGATCAGTAATAGACATGTGGCTATAACAAGAGGGCTTTTGCCCTCTTTGCCTAGGAGAAAAAATGGCTGATACAGTAACTTCTCAAACAATTCAGGATGACAATCGCAAAGCTGTTTTAAAGTTCACAAACATCAGCGATGGCACTGGCGAAAGCGCAGTTACCAAGATTGATGTAAGCGCACTTACAAAAAATAGTGGCGGTGATTCTTGCACTGAGGTGGCGATATCAAAGATATGGTGGCAGTGCGTTGGCATGGGCGTTCAGCTTTTAAACGACGCAACCACTGATACTTTGATCATCGCGTTGTCTCCAGACTCAAATGGTATGCATGATTACACTCCGTTCTCTGGCATACCCAATAACGCTGGCAGTGGTAAAACTGGCGATGTTCAGTTCACCACAATCGGTGCGAGCAGTGGAGATACCTACACGGTAATTCTAGAAGTAATCAAGAGTTATACCTGATGACAACTTCTGGTAGCAGCGACTTCACACCAGATGTAGCTGAGTTCATCGAAGAAGCTTTTGAACGATGCGGGCTTGAACTGCGTACATCTTATGACGCGGTAACGGCTCGCAGATCGTTGAATCTTTTGTTTGCTGATTGGGCAAATAGAGGACTTAATCAATGGACAGTTACAAACTCGACAACGACGTTGACTGTTGGTGATGAGTTTCTTGATCTATCTGCGACTACGATTGATGTTCTTGATGTTGTTCTGCGTAGAACAGAAAACAGTGAAACAACTGACATACAGATGAGCCAGATTGGCAGGTCTGAGTATTGGAATATTCCAAATAAAGACACTAAGGCTAGACCCACTCAATGGTTCTTAGATAAGCAGTTGACTCCCAGGCTATACATTTGGCCTGCATCAGAGAACTCTACTGATCAAGTGATCATCAATAGATTAGTTCGGATTGAAGATGCAGATGCATCTGTAAACACAGTGGATACGCCTTTCAGGTTCTATCCTTGTTTGGCTGCTGGTCTTGCGTATTACATCGCGCTGAAGAAAGCGCCAGATCGTGTTCAAATGCTCAAAGCTTTCTATGAAGAAGAGTTTGCACGGGCTGCAGATCAAGATGAGGATCGGGCTTCTCTAAACATTGCACCCGGTATTAGATCTTATAGGCGAGCGTAATGGCTTATGCATCTGGCAAACATTCATTAGCCATATGTGATCGATGCGGCTTTAGATACAAATACACTCAGTTGCGAGAAGAGTGGAATGGGTTTCGTGTTTGTCCAGAGTGTTTTGAGCCAAAACATCCGCAACTAGAACCTGTTCGGCACACAACAGATCCTGAAGCACTGCGGCATCCTAGACCAGATGTTCCGCCCGGAGTGGTTGCAGGAGCAGGGGTTGTGCGAACAATAGATGCAAACAGCATGATGTCTGTCACTGGAGATGTGATAGGCAGTGAGTTTTCTCAAGATGCTGCTACAGGTGAAATAGGCACAGTGACGGTGGTGATATCATGAGCTTTACACTAGCTACACTAAAATCCACAGTTCAAGATTACTGTGAGACTTCAGAGACAACGTTTGTCGCTGACTTAAATACGTTTATCAAAGAAGCAGAAGAGCGCATTCTGAAAAATGTAGAGCTTCCTGTGTTTAGAAAAAACGTCACAGGCACAGCTGCAGCAAGCAATACATACTTGTCTACGCCTACAGACTTCTTAGCACCATACAGCTTGGCAGTCATATCTAGCAGTGCTTACATCTATCTGCTCTTCAAGCATGTTTCGTTTATTAGAGATTACACACCTAATCCAGCAACAACTGGCACACCAAAGTATTATGCGTTGTTTGATGACACGACATTTATATTAGGCCCAACGCCAGACAGCACATATACATTTGAGTTGCACTACAAATATAGACCTGATTCATTGACTGCAGGTTCTGACAGCGGCACCACCTGGTTATCAACCAACGCACCTGATGCATTGCTGTATGGAACTTTGGTTGAAGCTGCAACATTCTTGAAGATTCCAGAGGAAGTTGCGCAGTATGAGCAAAGGTTTACTGCAGCTGTTGCTGCGTTGAAGAAACTTGGTGAGGGCTATGGCGCACGAGATGAAGCTAGGTACGACATCAGCAGAGCATAATAATGTTTTTTAGTGAGCAACAAAGCGAGATAGGAACCGTATCTGTAGCAACCACAGAGTTCAAAGGACATGATGTGGATTTTTGGGCAAAGACGTTATCTGACAGAATTGTCAGTGTTGGCGAAGAATGCCACCCAATCATCGCTCAACAGGCTGTAGCATTTAAGGATGCTGTATTGAAGTTAATTGCATACTATATGAGAGAAGCGATTAAGAGCGACAGAACGACGCTTATTAACGAATTAAACCGACAAGGCCACGAAGATGTGGCTGAAATAATTAGGAGGCTCTAATGGCTATCACGACGGCTTTATGCACAAGTTTCAAAAAGGAACTTATGGAAGCGGTTCATAACTTCAAGAACACTGGAGGCAGCACGTTTAACCTTGCTTTGTATACAAGTTCGGCAAGCTTGGGTGCTGGCACAACTGCGTATACAACATCAAATGAAGTGAGCGGCACAAACTACACCGCAAAAGGCGCTTCTTTGACTCGTGTAGATCCAACCACATCAGGCACTACAGCATTCACAGATTTTGCAGACCTAACATTTTCAAATGCAACAGTGACTGCCAGGGGTGCACTTATATTTAATGACAGTGCTTCTGGTGATCCATCTGTATGCGCGTTGGATTTTGGTGGCGATAAGACATCAACAGCTGGTGACTTCACCATACAGTTTCCTGCAGCAGATGCTTCAAACGCGATAATCAGAATCGCTTAATATGTTGTGGCCCAGCAAACTCAACAGAGGCAAATGACCGAAGAAGAGTATTTGAAGTGGGTCAAACAACAAAAAGATCAAAGTCATAATCAATAGGGCTTAATGTGTGGCGAATGTTACTGGCTGGGGTAGAGGCACTTGGGGACAAGGTACATGGGGTGAACCAATCCCAGTTGTTGTCACGGGTGTCGCAGGGACTTCAGCCGTTGGTACAGTTACAGTTGCGGCGGCAGCTAATACTTCAGTTACAGGCGTTGCAGGAACGAGCGCAGTTGGATCTGTCACCGTTGTCGCAGAAGCTAACACAAGTGTCACAGGAGTTTCTGGGACAGGTGCAGTCGGTTCTGTCTCGGTCTCAGCAGCGGCTAATACATCAGTTACAGGCAATGTCGGAACGTCTGCGATTGGCACGATTACAGTTGATGCGGCGGGGACAGCCGTTGTCACAGGCGTTTCTGGAACGGCATCAGTCGGATCTGTCACAACTGACGCTGCCGCAAATGTCTCTGTCACAGGTTTGGAAGGAACTTCTGCTCTTGGCACGATCTCGCTGGTCACAAACAACGTCATCAGTGTCTCAGGGTTTGAACTTACATCAGCGATTGGAACTGTCACTGCAACTGCAGCGGCTGATGTTGTTCCTACAGGTGTGTCTGCTACTGGCTTGGTTGGCGGCGCACTGGTGTGGGGAAAAATTATTCCAGGCCAAGACTCAAACTGGCAAAATATTGATGACAGTCAAACACCAAGCTGGTCAAATGTTGATGATAGCCAGACACCGAATTGGGAAGAGGTAGCTTAATATGGCAACTTATGTAAATGATTTACGGCTCAAAGAAATCGCCACTGGAGATGAATCCGGGACATGGGGCACGAG